TGCTATATTTTTTCATTAATATATTCCTCCGCCCATGCACTTCATTATAAAAATATAAAAAGGACTTGTAAAATTAAAATGCCATTCTGTGTTAAAAATCAAAGTCCTATTATAGGCCTTTTTAGAATATGTTTGACCTGTTTCCTCTTGATATTTTATATAGCTTTCTGGAAAATCAGTTATTGCATAACTATTTTCATATAAAAGCCATTCACAATTAATGTTGTCGATCACTATCTTATCTATATATAAACATTGATTTACAATTTTCCCATTTATGTTATAATTTTTCTCATCGGTATTTGATCTAATAATTCTTAAACTATACTTGTTATCAAAATTTAATTTTTCGGTAAAAGTAATTAATTTTTTATTATCTGTAATCTCGTTTGAAAATTTCAATGACTCGTTTAAAAAAATTTGAGCATGAGGAGGCTTTTCATAATATTCAGAAGTAAGATAAATTTCAAATTTTATTTCTTCTGAGTTTTGATTAGTAATCATGTAGTTTTATTTTTTAGATTTGATAGCATATTTTTTAATTTTGAAGAATCTACTGTGGCACTAATTTTAGTTTCATTTTGTATATTTAATGGCTCGTTTTTATACAAAGTATTAGATTTTGCTTTAATTTGTTCCATTATTTGTGTGCTGGATTTCGCACTAAATCCGCTGTTCTCAGACTGTGAATCTTCACCAGGATCTGTGATACGCAAACTCTCAATGTTGAACTCTAAATCAACTTTTTGTCCTACACCCGACGAGCTACGTGTTTTCATAAGCTGAATTTGATATCTACCACGTTCACGCATGGCACGGCTTGTAAAAATGCCAAACACATTATCTGCTGTGTTAATCTTACTTATACCGCCGGATATATGACTATGATCGAACTCTATCTCTTCAACAGCACTACGATTCAGCTGTGATGCTGTAATCATTAATATATTGAATTCTCTGGCCAAGTTTCTAAGTTCTTCTGATACATATTTGTCTTTGACAAACAGGTCCGAAGGACTTACCTTGGCACTAACAGGCATCACAAGATCAAGATAATCAACCATGATAAAATCTGTCTTTTGTCCTGTTTGTATTTCTAGTTCTTTGAGATAAGCACGAATATGATTAACATTGCTTTGTGCCGGCATATACTTAATACGCAACTTGCCGGACTTCTTACCTAAGAATCGAATTTTCATTTCTAGGGTATCTAGATCCTTGAAAATTTCTTTAGTACTCATATTTGCTGCCATGGCATCCAGGCGCATGGCACACAGTTCTTCGCTAAGTTCTAGCGAAAGGAAAACGCCATTGAGTCCAGCGGTAATCCAATTTAGGGCGATGTTTTGCATAAAAAGACTTTTACCACTGCCCGATCCACCAGCAAAAATATTAAGCTCGCCACGATTCATGCCTCCAAATAGTCTTTGATCCATGGTTGGCCAACCTGTGCTTACCTGACCGTTGTTTGATTTAATTTTAAGTAATCGAGCTCGAGGATCCTCAAAGTAATCTGTACCCATATCTTTGGTAAGACTGATTTGCACAGCATCCTTGATAAGTTTTTCAACGGGGTCATAATCACCTTTTTCGATCATGTCAGCTGCTTTTAGAATTGCACGTTCTAGTTCTTGTCTGCGACTAAAACTTTCAAATTCAGTTAAAAACCAATCATAATGTCCTTCGGCCATATCAGGAACCTCATGCAGTTCCACCGCAGTAGTGGCCAAAATTTGTTCTCTAGTAGGTAATGTTTTATGATTATCACTGTGTTTTTTAATAAATTCTGCTGCGGCACGTAAACTACGATCAAAGTTTTCAGGGTTATAAATGTTTTGTACACGCACATAAGTTTCTGCATCTTGCAGCATCATTTCTAAAAATAATTTTTGAATGTTTGTATTATAGTCTTTTGTCATAATGATTGTTTAACTTTGTTAATGATTGGCAAATATAGATTTTTGTCTGCAACATGGTAATTACGGATTCCATTTATTGATTCTAGTAATTCGCACCTTGCTAAACTTGTGTGTAAAAAATCAACAATTTGTTTTTTAGTAAAACCCATTTTTAGTAAATCTTTATCGCCAAATTTTGTAAGATAGGATACACTGTAGCAGTTTTCAATTGGACGGAAATTTTGTTTCATCAAAAAATACATCGGAGGTTCATAATTATTGTCTGTGAACGCTGTTGAAATGTATAGATTAAGGTTACTTATACTAGCTAATTTTAATTTCAAATAGCTAAAAAGTCTATCGTTCATTAATTCTAAGCAGGCATTTACTCCTACACTGCTACCAATCTCCTTGGTAATATTACTTAAAAATCTAATTTCATTTGGTGATCTTAACAGTTCCGAAAGGAAAATAAAGGCATGTATTTTATTTTTATGCAATTTGGACAGTTCTACTAAACTAAGAATATCATTGATGCTAGATTTTATTATTTGATTATTCCAATTACCGCCTATAGCAGAATTTATGATCAAAAAGTTTTTTGAAAACTCGTCGTAGCAAGATTGTCTAAATAAAAAAGAATCTGTCCAACTATCACCATTAAAATAGATTATATCTTTCATAATTTAGGACAATGATAAATGCAATGAATAGGCTTTGTGTCTTCGATGCTATTAAAAAAGGTTTCTGTGTTTTCTAGCACTTGTGTTAGTGTTGTTTTACTTATATCAAAAAAATTTTTATTTTTATAAAACTCTGTTTTATAATAAAAATTATGATTAGGAATGTAACAACAAGGTGCATAAAAGCCAGCTGATGTTATAAAATGTTCGTTATTAGTAATTTTACATTTTGGTGAAATAGTGTTTCCGTTATTCTTTTTTTGAAAGTTAATTTGGTTATTATCAGATTGTATAAATTTTTTATCAGGACGAAGTGTATCGTCAACACCATCCCATCTAGAACTTTGTAGTATTTTAAATTCTGTAAATCCAAGTTCTTTACTTAGTTGTTCTGCTTTGTCAATGTAATCAATATTATATCTAAACGGTATATATTGCCAAACTGTATTTACAGTTTTTGTTGTTACTTCAATACCCACTTTTATAGAATTCCAATCTGCATTGATTCTATAATTTGTAAAGTTTTCAGGGACGCCGTCTATACCAAAAACTACACAATCTTTGTGATCCATGTAGTATGTCAATTCTTCCCACCATGCCTTGGTTTTGTAACTGCCGTTTGTGTGTAAGAATATTGATGCTCCGTTTTCTTTTATCCATTTAACTAATTCAAACAAACGATCATAGTATATAGGATCTCCATAATCGCCACACAATTCAAATTTTTTATTAGTCAACGGAATATCAATGAATTTTATTAAATCATCTAAATTTAATTGCTGATTTTTCCACTGTCCCGGAAACTGCTCAATGAATTTAGTTCTAGAACACCTTGGGCATTTAAGTGTACATATATTTGTTGTTTCAATATGGAAACCTTGTATACTATTGAGCATGTATTTTTATAATTTAAAACTTATTTTATTTTCAATTGCCAAATGAAGAAAAAAAGGATTTCTGTTAAAAAAATTTAAAATCAAGTATCCGTCTTTGGCACAGTCTAAAGATCTTTGACTTGGTAGTTTTTCTAAGTGTTGTAATGATTTTAACTTGTATTTACATACCTTGTATTCTGTAATTCTAAGTAAATTATCAAGATTGAAGTTTATTCCTGCCAAAGACATTTTACTTATTTTTGAATGTTCGACGTTTATTAGTCTAAAAATTATTTTGTTAGGTAATTCAATATATAAATTGTCATTACTTTCGTTGGATAACAAGTTAAAATTTTGATCATAGATTTCTATTATGGTATTAGGATTACTATTTTCAAAAACAGTTTTTAATAAAAAGTTCTTGTTTGGAAACCACATTGTTGGATCACCTCAGTTAACTCATAAAATTGTTGTAATCTTTTTCCTTGATTTGCATAAAAAACATTTTTATCTACTTTACTTTCTAATTTTGTTCCTGATAAAATATCCACTGTGGTAAGTTGTACATGATTGATAACAGTGTTTGCATATTTTTTCCTATCTATAAACCATTGTTTAGATTCTAAATAATCATTCTCAGTTTCTGTATGATATGCAGCTATCAAAAGTAAATTCATTCTAACACCGTATTTTTCTGCCATGTATAAATGCCAATCTAGATCCTCATTGGAAAATTTCTTTCCTAAATCTATTCTTACTCTTTCAACAATACTCTCAACTCCAGTTAATAAGAAACCATTGCTATCGGCAATGTTTTGCCATAATTGTTCATTGTGATAATTTTTTGGCCTAATGATAAATGATCCTATCCAGTGAATTTGATCTGCTTCATTTTTAGTCCTATTATAACAGGCTATTAAATCGATTAGTTTTTTAAACTCTTTAAGATTACCATTGCAAATACTACTAGCAAACTGAAATCTAAAAATTCCATAATTTTCTAAATAATACAACATAGTTTGAAAAATTCTATCTGCAGGTAGATATTGAAACTTTTTCCAAAAAGCAACTACGTCGCAAAATTCACAATCTTGAACACACCCCCGGCTGTCAACTATGGGCAACATTGGGTAACTGTACTTGAAAAATCTGTAATCAGAAAAATCAGGTTGCGGTGCATTAATAAAATTTGAATTTGGAATCCAATTAATTGAATTGATACCTGGATAATCTAAATTTCCTTTTATATATTCTACTAACGAGAGCTCACCATCACCGGTTATATATGCATCAATGAGCCCAAGTTTTTTTAGTCTATCTGGATATTTGAATACGGTATTTTCTAAAGTTTCTAAACCTGGTCCTCCGATAATAATTTTAACACCAGGGGCTGTTTGTCTTAAAACTGCACACAACCATGCAGCAAAAGTCTGGCTTTGAAAGCAGAACAAACTTAATGCGATAATATCAGGACTATGAGATAAAATTTCTGTGCTATAAAAATCTAACATTGCAATTATATCATCTATTATTTCCTCATCTATTTTTTGTAAATAAAAAAAATCTAAAAACTTTTGTCTTTTGTTGTTATGTTGTATTTTGTTGTAAATGTCAATATTTAAATCTAGTCCCACACAGTCAATACCATTTGCTAATAGAACTGATTTTAAAACAGCCGGAGCTGCTAGTGGGGTATCATCATCAACAAACGGAACTGTAGTTATAACCACTTTAGTCATAGTATTTTTATGAGTATAACTTTTTCTTTTTAAGTTCAATTTTTAGACGACTTGATTCTCTAGCAGATAACACAGTTTTTAACACAAACAATTTACCATATTTTATTACAGCATCATTAATGTCTTTACAGTCATTTTGCCAGATAGGAAAACTGACCGTCCAACCTGCTTCTATAGCGCGATCAACTAGTTTACGCCCTGCGCGGTCTGTGTCAGGTACAACAATGACTTCGCGTTGCAGTCTATCTATTTGTTCAACTTGAGTATCAGATATTTCTGCACCGCTTACTGATACACCATCTATGCTCATTGCATCAAATGGTCCTTCACATACTATTACAAACTTACTGTCTGGTTTTTGCATGTCCAAATTAAACACGAAGTCTGCTGGATGACTTGACCAGTACTTGGGCTTGATTCCGTCAACTATGGCTCTGCTGGTATAACCTACTATCTCATTATGATAGTAATAAGGAATTATAATTCTACGATGTAGATTATATGCTTCTTCAGGCGTCCAGTAGAATTTATATTTTGATAAATTTATATTTCTGCGATGCACGTATTCTATTGCTGCTAACAATTCTGCCGGAACATTGTTGTAATCACCGATGCTGTAAAAGTTAGCAAGTTCAACTACATTCCGTGCTTGCTCAGGTAACGTCCTTGCTTCGTATGTAATTTCTTCTATTGGTTCCTTGGCCAGCTCTTCGGGTGCGACTAGGTCTTTAAGTCGCACTGCCTCGATAACTAACCGACGTACCAATAGGTCGTCTGCACCTAACCAAGATAATAATTTTCTAAATCGAAAACTTAGATGCCGGCCCGGAATAAAGCTAGTAGTATAACCACAATTAAAGCAATGATAGGAAATTTGTCCATTGTTTGTTTTTACGCCGCCGCGGCCCCGGGTATCGGCAGTTTCTCCATTATGTGTACAACAAGGCGCATTAAAAGATATCCAGCCGTTTTGCCCCGTTTTTCTGCGGGCAGGTAATAACTGCAAAACTGTTTGCTGGATAGAGTCTAACATCCTGCTATTGTATATTAATTTTTAACAGAAGCCAATCTTAATGATTGTAAAAGTCTGATGTAAAACCAACCAATATCAAATTCAAACCAACGACGACTTAGTTGTGGATTAGCTGCATCTAAATGATGATTGTTGTGTAATTCTTCGCCGCCAATCAAGATACCAAAAGGTAAGATATTGCGACTTTGATCTCTACTGTCACCATTACGGTAACCCCACCAGTGGCCTATGCCATTAATAACTCCAGCCGCCCAAAACGGAATCCACAACATTTGCACAGCCCATATTATTATACCTATCAATCCAAAGACAACAACATTTAGTGCAAGTAAAATACCAATTCCAAGTTTAGAATGTGGAGTATATAATTTTCTTTCAATCCAGTCATCAGGAGCACCTACACCGTATGTGTTGACCATGTTATGATCTTTACTAGCAGTATTGTATAACAAAGCACCTTTAAACAACACACGCCATATACCAAATTGTACAGGACTATGGGGATCGCCTTCTAATTCGCAGAATCTATGATGTTTACGATGCACTGCCACCCATTGTCGAGTAACCATGCCTGTGGTTAACCATAACCAGGCTCGCATGAAATGTTCTACTACAGGATGAAATTTGACTGCTCTATGGGCTTGACTGCGATGTAGATAAAGCGTAACACAAGCTATGGTGATGTGTGTTACGAACAGTGTATATAGTATAAGCATACAATACTTATTAGTTTAAACGGAACTAATAAATGTTACAGTAACATATCCATGTCCAAGATTCACATTGGCCACATTGCTCATGTTAGTTCCTGTGTTATAGCTGCCGCCTCCACCTGCACTGGCTGTGTTCAAACCGGCATTACCACCGTTATATCCGCCTCCACCTGCACCACGAGCCGATCCTCCACCTCCACCACCAAATCCGCCAACTGATTCTGAACCAAAACCCATGCCACCGTTGGCTCCAAAGGTAAAACTACGGCCACCAACTAATGTGTTGCCACCAGAACCGCCACCGTTACCAAAGAATCCTCCTCCGCCACCAGGATATCCACCAGTGGCCTGGTTGCCACCAACTGCACC